ATAAATATAATTATAATATATATAATATATACACACAAGGTTTTTGAAAGGACTTATGGGAGTATATCTATCTGATGACTACAAGATACCTGAGCATGTATCGTACTCAGCACTGACTACATACATCGACTGCGGTTACTTGTACTACCTCGGGCGACTGCTTGAGATTCCTGAACAGCCTGCCGTATGGTCAGCTGGTGGCTCTGCCTTTCACAAGGCAACTGAAGATTGGGATAGACAACATGTTGAGTAAACAACTATGGGAACAGGCATGGAATGAGTACACGAAAGACGTCGACCTATCAACGCTTAGGGTTGGTGGCAGGGCTACAAAAGAATATCCTAACAAAGAAGACGCCTCCTTCTGGAGTGTCAAAGGACCAGAGTGGGTACAGAGTTATGTTGATTGGCGCAATACGAACAAGAACTGGAAGATTTGGAAGACGCCTGAAGGCGTTCCTGCGATTGAACTAGGTATCGTACCGAAGTTTGCTGGTGTTCCTGTCAAGATGGTCATCGATAGAGTCTTTGATGTTGATGGTCAGCTAGTCGTTGTTGACTTGAAGACATCACAACAGACACCTGCCTCTAGCCTACAGCTAGGATTCTACAAGGCTGGCATCAAGCAAGTCTTTGGCGCTGACATTCAATGGGGCAACTACTGGATGGCTCGTCAGTCGGGCACAGGCAGCATGGTTGACCTGTCCAAGTACACACAAGAGATGATTACTTACTTCGTAGAAAACTTTGACAAAGCACGCAAAGCTGGTATATTCTTGCCCAACACAAACAACTGCAACCGGTGTGGTCTGACTGACCATTGCCAGTTCACTTCGAAGAAAGGGTCGTAATGACCGAAGAATGGAAACTGCAAGTCTCTTACAAGACTGGCACAGGCGACATGATAAACATCCGTGCTAATACTGCTGACGAACTCAGCGTATTGCTCGAAGGTATTGGTGACTATGCTACACAAATTGTAGCCACCAACAAACTGCTAGGAGCTGCGTACAATGTAGCCCCTTTATCGACTACCGATTCCACTACAAGCACAAGGCCTCCAGTCTCCTCACCACCAACCCCGGTGTCGGAAGCGTCAGGTACCGCAGCTCCAACATGTAAGCATGGCGCTCGCATTTGGCGAAGTGGAGTCAGTAAGAACACAGGCAAACCGTATGCGTTCTGGGCATGCCCATCACCACAGGGTACACCAGACCAGTGCAAGCCAGTAAACTAAATAAGGATATCAGATGAGCCGTAGTCACCCTGTATATGAGTGGCTACGGTCTCTCTTCAAAAAGGAAAAGAATTGCGTACACTTGTCAGAAGCGTTGGTCGTCCAAGTATCGGCGGAGAGCCGCTCCCTTCGTGCTTCAAAGCATTCGAGTCGAACAAGATTATTCTTCGGCGAAGCGAAGTGTCGATGTTCGCAGCAGCACCGGGCGTAGGTAAATCAACACTAGCCCTAGCTCTTGCGCTTAAGAGTAAAGTGCCTACACTTTATATCTCAGCCGACACAAACGGCATATCGTATGGTCATTCGAGTCAGCACCTACACTTCAAGATATAGACGAAGAGGTTCAAGCATTCGAAGAACTATGGGGTTGCCCACCACAATTAATTGTAGTAGATAATCTAATGGATGTTGCCACCGATGGTGGCGAAGAGTTCGCTTCAATGCGAGCCATCATGAAGGAGTTAAAGTATCTTGCTCGTGCTACTAACGCTGCTGTTCTTGTACTCCATCATACTAGTGAGGCTGTACCGGGCACTCCGTGTCAGCCTAGAAGTGCAATACAAGGCAAAGTTGCTCAACTACCTGCTCTCATTTGCACCCTCGGAGTCGTGGGTACAAGCATGGGCGTCGCTCCTGTTAAGAACAGATATGGCAAGGCTGATGCGGGAGGGGCTTTGATGACATGGATTGCTTTCAACCCTGAATATATGTTCGTTGACGACATACCGGAGAATGTATAATGGATGACGATTACCTAGAGATTCACGCTAAAGAGATGGCTTATGCTGAAGTTACAAGACAAGTTGGAAAGTTTATACAGAAGATTGAAGATGCCAAACCGCCAGCTAAGGATGATTATACGCAAGGCGTACATGACGGACTTGACTGGGCAATCAGAATACTAATGAAGGATAAGAGCGCATCATAATGGCAAACCCTAACGGACGCAAAGGTGCTAAGTTTGAGACTGATGTAATGCGTTGGCTTCGTGAACACGAGGCTGTCGCTGAGCGACTCACTAAAGCCGGAGCCAAAGACGAGGGTGACTTATATGTTTTCCTTCAGGGCAAGACTTATATACTTGAACTGAAGAATAGAAAGAAGCTAGACTTGCCTGCGTTCTGGGACGAAGCGCAGGTTGAGGCAAAGAACTACGCGAAGGCTAGAGGTTTAACGCATGAGCCTCCGGCCTTCGTCGTAGTCAAGCGCAGGAACCACGGCATAGAAAAGTCGTGGGTCATACAAGATTTGGAACAATGGATGAGAGAGAGATATGAATGACTTACCCAGTATCAGAGACATACTCGTACACTACGGAGCGCAAGTACGACGAGACCACGGGCAAGTTAACCTCCGTTGTCCATTCCACGGTGACACGCACCAAAGTGGTACTGCCAATCTCGACGACAATGTCTTTGTTTGTTTCGCCTGTGGAGTACAAGGCAACAGTTTACAAATCATCTCCCAGCGTGAAGGGATAAGTGTTAGAGATGCAAAGGAATTCGCAACGAGAATTACTGGAGAGAGCCACGGAGAAGTACGCGGCAAACATTTATCAGGCAGAAGGTTACCTCAAAAGTCGGGGTATTCCAATGGAAGTAGCACGGTTGGCTCGATTAGGCGTAGTCGTAGAGGCTGAGGTAGGACATGAGATATATACTGGCAGACTTAGCATACCATACATTACTAAGACCGGCGTTGTGGACTTACGGTTTCGTTCGCTCAATCCTGCGGTGGAGCCTAAGTACATGGGACTCACTGGCGCTGATACTAAAATGTATAATGTTCTTGATATTGAGCGGGCTGGCGATTACATTGGTATTTGTGAAGGCGAGTTGGATACTCTTACTCTTAGCTCCTGTGTCGGTGTTCCTTGTGTTGGTGTGCCAGGCGCTAATAGTTGGAAGAAACATTACACGAGACTCCTCGCCGATTTCGAAAGAGTCTTTGTCTTTGCCGACGGAGACCAGCCAGGGAAAGAGTTTGCCAACTCATTGGCAAGAGAACTCCCTGTTACTGTCGTCCAATTCCCCGACGGCGAAGATGCTAACTCATTCTATACGAGCAACGGGGCGAATGCAATACTCCAAAAGGCGGGGTTAAATGATAAGTAATTGGGAAAAGAGTAGGGACATACCGCCATGTCCTGAGTGTGGTGCTAAGTTCAATAATATATTTGATGCTATCCAACACTTCATTGAAGATGATGAGGATTTTGACCCAGCACTATTGCTGCCCGGTGGCTACAGACTTATGATAGGTTCATTACTACAGGCATTGTATGACCATCGCAATGAACCTGACTTCATCGCAGAGATTACTCAGTCGACATATGCTACATTGTTTACAGCAGAGACACAGCCTGAGTTAATAAATGAAACTGTGGAAGATATCATAGTGGCTACGGAAATGGAAGACTTTGATGTACAACTCAAGAACTTATTCAAGAATGGAGAATGAGGAGATATGGCAGATTACAACCCATCTAGAAGACATGGGCTACAAAATTACCTCAGTGAGAACGCAGGACGAGACGCTTACGGTCACCCTATCCGTACCTCTGCTGAGCAAGAGAGCCTACCCCGTGACCCCACAAGATTCGAAGAGGATGTCAGAATAATTTATGATGAACTTATGTCGGTACTACTTGCGAAGCATCGTGACTATGGGCCCCGTAATATTGCGGACGCTCCTGGTGGGGCTCTTAATGGTTTACGTGTCCGCATACATGATAAAGTGGCTCGCATCAATAATCTAATTGACAACAGTCGTAAGCCACAATACGAATCCCTTGAGGATTCTTTCAAAGACTTAGCTAACTACGCCATCATAGCACTACTAGTATTGAGAGATAAGTGGGATAAGTAAATGGCAAAGAACTCCTCGTTCGACATTGACTTTGGATATGGTCGCAAGGGTGAACAACTTGTAGAAGAGTTGCTAACTGGTGGGCGTACAGTAGAAGTCAAGCGTGATAGGAAGTGGTGGATTACCAACAACATTTACATTGAGACTGAGTGTTGGTATATGAAGTCAGGCTCATGGGAGCCATCGGGTTTATCTGTAACTGAGGCTGCGTACTGGGCATTCGTACTAGAACAATCCACCTTTATAGTACCGACACATATCTTGAAGAAGACAGTCGAACAATTGGGGAGGGAAATCTCTTGCGAGATACCACCGAATAAATCTAAAGGTTATCTGATTACAGTAGAAGACTTACTAACAGGCACGAGAAAGTGGAAGAACGACAAGCCATGAACTGGGATAGCATAGAAGAGTGGGACTACATTGTAGCCAGCGTAGCGTCTGAGTACCATAAGAAGTTTCCAATGTGTGAGTTGGCAGATATAAAGCAAGCCTTGTATATGTGGTTTGCTGAACACCCCAACAAGCTAGAGCATTGGAAGTCTTTGGGTGAGAAGGATGCTAAGAACCTCATCTATCGAAGCCTTAGAAATCAAGCATTAGATTATTGTCAGAAGTGGAAAGCTAAGTCGATTGGCTATGATGTATCAGATTTATATTACTATGAACCAGGTCTAGTCGAAGTACTGTTGCCAACTGTATTGATGGGCAACTTTCATATCGCACCGAAGTTGAATCTAAATAGTGGTGGTGGTAGGCCATCTGCTCCTGCGGAGGGTGGCAACATACAAGTTATGTTACTTGAAATAGACTCTGCGTATTGGAAGTTATCCAAAGAAGATAGGAGGGTAATCTTCTTGCGCCACGCAGAGTCTTGTGATTTCAAGGAGATAGCCAACTATCTATCTCTTGGCACGGAGGACGCTGCGAGGATGCGTCACAAGCGTGCGGTGAAGCGTCTCGTCAATAAGCTTGGAGGGTTCAAGCCTTACAACGACGGAGACATTGAAGCTAAGGAAGAAGAAGCTCAAGAAGAGCAGCAAGACTCAGAATAAAGAACATAACAAATGCGCCGGCGAACAAGCCGGCCTTTGCTATTCTAATCAAATCTTTTACCACTCGTCACCTTCATCCCATTGGCTAGGCTCAGCATCACCCATCAAGGAATCAAGGTAGTCCTCTTCTGATGAGAACTCAGGATAGAATGGCAGGATATGCTTGCCTGTACTCAAGGCTAAGTCTGTTACTAGAATGTCAGGACTCTCGCCATCTGAGTATGGTTCCCACTCTACCTTCTGTATATCCATATTGAATTCATAGATACCTTCAGGTGTGCCGACTATTACTAGTGGTGTGTAAGAACCAGCATGCTCAATAAGGTTATCGTATCTATCTTTAGTTAGCCCCACTACTGTGTGCGGTGTAGTCCATACGAATGCGTGAGCCATAGCGCTGTCGCTGCGTATCTCTTGATAATCTCCAGCGTTCCTAACATACCCATCTTCATATAAGCTATCACCTAATAGGTTGACCAACTCTTCTTTAGTTAGTTCGTAAGTTGTCATTATCCTCCAGTTTTATAGAAGCCAGTACCCTTGAATTGGATACCGACTGCGTTGTATACTCTTGTTGATTCAAGCCCGCAAGTACTACACTTTACAGGCTCATCTCTCTCCTCTATCGAGCGAGAGAAAGCTATGCTTGTCTCACATTTATTACATCTATATTCGTATGTAGGCATCAGCCCTCCAATGTACTACCCTCAGGGGTAGGTGCGGTAGCTAGTGTACCACATTGAGCACACTCCATGTCTACGAAGTACAATTCTATAGTGCCATCATCTTTGTCGAAGATAGTCTTAAGGTTCCATATCTCCGAGCCACATGGACAGACTGTCGTCGGTGTCCCACGAATATCCATCGCTGTCTTGTAGTCTGGCTTCAGTTCCGTTATGTGTCTCGATTGCTTCTCGTCTGACAATTCTTCTCCAATCCTTCTTTAGTTTATCGGCACTCGCACACTCCTCGGGTGTGCTGTGGAAGTACCACTTCTCTACATTACGCATCTTGTGTACTAGGTTCACCCTGTTCTCTTCAATAGGCTTACCGCATGCGGAGCAGATGAAGATTCCATGCTTCTTGAAGTGGGTGTCAGACACTAATGCCAACCCTTCTTCTTGAAGTGTGCCCAAGCCCGACAAGGGGTGTGATACCTATGATAGATATACTCCAGCCCCCTGTCGATTTGCTTGGTGGGGGGTGTAGCAGGGTCAAGCCCCAAGATTTGTGGGATACCACCAGCGTTTCTTCCACCTACTTTTATTTTGTTGTATGCTTCGGGGTTCCATGCTGACTCTTTGCCCCACAATTTCTTGAGACATGACATCTGCTTGTCTCGCCATAGACCTAGCTGGTCATAGGCGTAAGCCTTGCTATCGTCAGGAGTCCAAGTCTTTTGATGAGGGTACTTGTGCGGTGGCTTCAATGGTTCTACTATTAGTATCGTGAACAGGGCTGTACCTGCTGTCACGACACCTAGCTTTACCCAATAGTTTGCCATGCCTTTACTCCTTCCGCGAAGGCTAATGCTTGCTCTCTAATTGTACCACTACGGCGGGAGCGGGCAAGGGTTATTCTATCTCCTGCCAGCATACCGCCCCAGATACCATGCTCTATGTTCTCCTCACGCATACCGTCTTCGAGACATCTAGCACGAACAGGACAATGGTTACAAATCGCCATAGCCTTTATCGCTGACTCTACCATGCGTTGATGAGCAGCACGAGAGGGGCGACCTCTTGACTCTTGCTCCTCAGGAAACCACATATCGGGGTTAGGGTGTGTCGAACATAGACCTTTCATGGTTAGTCCTCTTCCTCTTCGTCCTCTTCTTCCTCATCTTCGTCGTCCATCATAGCGCCATCTTCCATCTCGCCGAAGATTCTTTCGACGGCATCATCTAGCTCGTCGGTCAATTCATCTATCTTATCTTGGCTCCAGCCTTCCACCATGTCTGATGTAATCTTGGACTGCCATACAACTTTAGCCATATCTATCCTCTGTTAGTAGTTGGTTTATAAATCGGGTGTATCGTGACGATACCTGTCAGCAACTCAGCCCACTCTTGAGCCTTGTCTAATGTGTCGAATGTTCCATAGAACACGCTTGATTCTGCCGTCTCTTTAGGAAATACTAACACGACATAGCCAGCCACCAGCATACCCGCTAGTGGCTTGGCTACGCCAATGTTACTACGCGCTGAAGATGACGGAGGTGTATCCGTCGAGTCGGTCATGTGTGGTGACCAATCCCTTCTTACCATTGAGGTGCTTGTAAGTGCCGTCGCCTAGTGATACCCACATAGACTTGGGCTTGAATCTACCCTGCTCAGGGAGAGCTTTGAGAATAGTACCTCGTGGGTAGTAGTTACTTGATTCCTCGATATCGCTAGCAAGGAGTAATAGTTCGTCAACAATAGCGTTTAGTGCTGACGATAGTGTCGCGTTAGTCATTATTGCCTTTCGTTAGTTGGTTAGTAGAGCATTGGGTCGTGTGTCTTATTATACACCCTTACCCATTGGTTGTCAAAGTCGTTCTCTTTATATATTTTCTTGGCTGAGGCAGGAGTGTAGCACATACAGTCTTGCCAAGTAGCCCAGCATGACATACAAGTGTCACAGTATTGGCAATACTCCGCACTCCTGTCAATGTCTACTAGCGCCTCGCAAGAGGGGCATTGGTCTATAACAATAGCTTCCTCGTCTGCTTGTAGCAGGAGTTCATTGTAGTACTCTTGTTCTAGTACATAGTCCGCCTCGTTAGTAGGGCTAGGGATAGTGGTAGGTGCGGGTGAGTAATAAGTCTTACTCGAATAGGTGCTTCGCTTGTAAGAAGAATTACTCCACCATACACCATTGTCGTCCCAAGTACCAAGCCTCTCGTTGATGAGATAGAGTTGGTACTCAGCGTTGCGATTGGTGGTGAGCACGGCAATCTTACTACCGCTAGCCCACCCTTCAATCATGCGGTACAGATTTTCATCTTCCAAAGCGCATACACCACCGAGTTTCGGTAGCGTATCCTCTGCGAAGATACGCGTATCGCTACGCTTATCATCTTTCCCTATGAAAGTATCAAGCACACCATTGTGTGCTAATACAGTATCA